CCTTCTCCGAGTACAGCATCGCCAATCCCCAGGCATGGGACTACGTGCGGCCCATCCTGGCGGTCAACGGCGGCACTGCAGCGTTCATCTACACACCACGAGGCCGCAACCACGGCTACAGCATGATGAACATGGCCATGGGCGACCCGGACTGGTTCTGCAGCATCAAGACCATCGATGACACTGGCGCGGTCAGCCTCGAGGCTATCGACGCCGAGCGCAGGGCAGGCATGCCAGAGGACATGATCCAGCAGGAGTTCTACTGCAGCTTCACCTCCGGTGCGCTGGGCAGCTATTACGGCCAGCTGATCGAGAAGGCACGCAGCGAGGGCAGGGTCACCAGGGTGCCGTACAACCCGGCACTGTCCACCGAGTACTGGTTTGACCTGGGATGGAACGACTACACCAGCTGCTGGGTGGTCCAGCGCTGTGGCCATCAGTACAACGCCATCAAGTTCCACGAGTGGGGCACCACCAGCCTGACCCGGATCAGCGATGACATCCGCAACTGGGGCTATCGCCGCGACCTGCTGGTGCTGCCGCACGACGGCGACACCCACGAGCTCATCGCCGGCCGTACGCGCAAGGACCTGATGGAAGATGAACTGGGTACGCTGGCCGATATCAGCCCCAGGCCTCGCAACATGGCCGAGAAACTCGAGCAGATCCACGCTGTTCGCCAGTTGATACCCATGATGGTGTTCGATGCCGAGAACTGCGAGCACGGTTTGTTCGCCCTCGAGTCCTATACCAGGCGCTGGGATGCCAAAAACAGGGTCTTCATGAACGAACCAGCTCACGATTGGTCGTCACACTGCGCAGATTCGCTCAGAAGTGGCGCAGTTTTGCAGCGCGAGGGTGGAAAGTGGAGCCAAAAGGCGTATAAATCTGCACACGCGGTGCATACGGCCGCCCACGGATCCACTAAACGCCGCGATGACGACTGGCTCATCGCCGCCAGGGAGCTCGACTGATGGAATGCAACGATATCAAGCAACGTGCACTGCGCCTGGAGTCAGAGCGCAAGGTGCAAGAGAACCTCTGGCAGGAGATCGAGCGGTACATCTGCCCGTACCGTGGCGAGTTCATGCAGCAGAACCCCACCGAGGGCAGCGTCAGCGTTGAGCGCCCGGAGATTTACGACGGCACTGCACTGCAGGCGCAGCAGAACCTGGCTGCCAACCTGCACGGCAACCTGACCAGCCCGTTCTTCCGCTGGTTCGAGCTCAAGTTCCGCAATGACGAGCTGGCGCTGTCGTCTGACGCGCGTGGCTGGCTCGAGAGCGTGAGCGACACCATCTGGCAAGCGCTGACCGAGTCAGACTTCAGCCTCGAGGTGTCCGAGATCTACATGGACCTGACCTGCTTCGGCAACGCAGCGCTCATCACCGAGATCACCGACCAGGGCAAGCTGGACTTCACCGCGGTGCCGCTCAAGGAGTTCTACTTCGAGGAGGGTTACCGGGGCAACGCGCGGATCTTCTACCGCATTCTGAACTGGACCTACCTGCAGATCATGGACAAGTTCGGCGAGGCCAACGTCCCCGAGTTCGTGCGTGACAAGGCAAAGAGCAACCAGGGCAGCAGCGAGCGCGCACGGGTCATCTTCTGCATCTGGCCGCGCGTGGAGAACCCTGAACCCCAGTACAAGAAGCTGCCACCCAAGCGCCGGCCGTTCGGCTACAAGTACGTGCTCGAGAGCGACGGCAGCCTGCTGGGTAAGGAAGGCGGCTACTACGAGATGCCGGCTCACGTCATCCGCTGGAGCAAGACCAGCGACTCACGCTGGGGCAATGGCCCGAGCCACATCGCTGTCTACGACGCCAAGACCCTGAACAGGCAGGAGGAGCTGATGCTCCAGGCCTTGTCGAAGGTCATCGACCCGCCCATGATCACCACCGAGCGCGGCCTGATCGGCGACCTGGACATGACGCCGGGCGGCCTCTCAGTCGTCAAGAATATCGGCGAGCTGCAGCCGCTGCACCAAGGCACCGATCTGCAGGCAGTCAACATGGAGCGCGAGCAGCGCCGCAGCATGATCCGCGAGTACTACTTCGCCAGCCGGCTGGACATGAAGGAAAGCCCGGCCATGACCGCGACCGAGGTCGAGCGCCGCTGGCAGCAGATGCAGAAGCTGCTCGGCCCGACCCTGGGTCGCCTGCAGGCTGAACTGCTGGACCCGATGCTCAACACCGTGTTCCTGATGATGTGGCGAGCTGGCATCCTGCCACCGATGCCGCCGGAGATGAGCGACAACAGCGGCGAGATGGACATCGAGTACACCGGTCCTATCCCGATGAGCCAGAAGCAGGACCAGGCTGGCGCCATCGAGCGCGAGATCGCCTTCATCGGCCAGGCTGCAGAGATGTTCGGGCCTGACGTGCTGGATGTCATGGACGCGAGCATTGCCATCCGCGAGCATGCGCTGCTCACTGGCGTACCGGCCACAGCCGTGCGCTCGGAGGTCAAGGTCAAGCAGCTGCAGGCAGAGCGCAAGGAGGCCCAGGGCAAGGCCCAGGCGATGGCAGAGATGCAGCAGGGGGCCATGGTGGCCAAGGACATGGGCGCAGCAGCGAAGGACGCAGCCGCTGCCGGCATCGACCCGGCCCAGATGATGGGAGGCGCAGATGCAGCTCAACCCGTCGCGTAAACGCCAGCTGGCCAAGCTGCTGATCAACGAAGTGGGCAAGGACATCGTCAAAGAGCTCAAGCGCGAGTTCGATGGCGATGCCTACAAGCAGGGCGATCCGTATCACACCGCGTACCTGGCCGGGCAGCGCTCGGTCATCATCTACCTTGAAGAGGCAGTACGAGATGGAACAGCAAACCCAAACGATTGAGTCCGAAGGCACCCAGCTCGAGGCGGCAACCGACTGGCGTACCAGTTTGTCAGAGGAATTGCGCAGCGCTCCGGCCCTGCAGTCGTTCAAGGACATCAACGGCTTGACCAAGAGCTACCTGGAGGCGCACAGCGCGCTGGGCAGCTCCCTGCGATTCCCGAGCAAGGAGGCAGGCGCAGAGGACCGCGCTGCATTCCGGCAGAAACTGCTCGAGCGGGGCAAGGAATACGGTGTCACCCTGATGCCAGGTGAAGATCCGGCCGAGCAGGAGGCCTTTTACCGCAGTCTGGGCGTGCCTGACTCCGAAGATGGCTACGAGATGCCGGAGATCGAGGGAGATGACGACGTTCATTTCGACCCGACCGAGGCAATCGCCCTGCGTGCCAAGGCAAAAGAGCTCGGCATGACCACCAAGCAGTACAAGGGCATCGTCGAAGCCGCCGCCAAGGGCCGGATGGAGGCCGCACGGGCTGAAGTTCAGGCCGCACGCCAGATGCAGCAGCAGCTGCGCGGTGAATGGGGCGAGGCGTACGAGACCCGCATGGGTCAGTTGCATGATTTCCTCGCCACCAACGGCGCGCCCAAGGGCCTGGTCGACGTGGTGGGGCAAGGCGCCATCGATCCAGAGAGCGCGCGCTGGCTGTACCAGGTCATGGAGTCCTTCGGAGGCGAGGCTGGCGAGATCAGCGCCCAGGGCAAGGCAGGCAACGCCGCGGTGGTCACTCCGCAGGAGGCGCTGGCCAGGGCTGACGAGATATTCAACAAGCTGCAGAACATGAACCCGGGTGATCCGGATTACGTCACGCTGTCCAAGAAGCGTGTCGATTACATCCGTCGCGCGGGGGCGTAAAAAAGGCACTTGCACCCGCATGGACGCGGGGCTATGCTGCAAGTCAGGTGTGATGAAATCGTTGGACAAGCCAGTGGCCCCAACTGAATCTCCCACCCTTGCCAGTACGATGGTCCGGATGCCGGGCAACCAATCGGAATAAGGGAAGCAACCAATCCTTTCGTCCTTTTGAGGTATGCCAACATGTCGATCACAATTGACAATGCGTTCATCCAGACCTTTGAACGTACCGTGCGTCAACTCGCACAGCAATCCAATTCCAAACTGCGTGGCTTCGTCATGGAGCGCGCTGTGTCGTCCGAAAAGCACAACTGGGACCGCCTGGGTAAAGGCGATGCAGTCCAGAAGACTGCTGCCCGTACCGCCACCCCCGCCTCCGATTCGCCTTGGAGCCGCCGGGTTTCGATCCCTACCACCTGGCACGACGGTGATACCGTTGAACAGGATGACGTAGTCCAGATGCTGATCGACCCCAAGTCGAGCATCAGCGAGAAGCACGGCATGAGCATGCGCCGCGCCATGGATGACATCATCATCGCTGCTGCCACTGGCTCTGCTCTGGATGGCACCGGTACTCCGGTTGCATTCCCCGGTAGCCAGAAGGTTGGTGACGGTTCTGCTGCAATTTCCTTCGACATGGTCACCGCCGTGCAAGAGAAATTCATGAAGAACGACATCGATCCGGATGTGCCGAAGGTGTTCGTGGTTGGCCCGACCCAGGTCCGCAAGCTGATGCAGCTGACCGA